GGTTTCAATAATAGCCACGCTCATCTGCCAATTAGCGGCTCCAGCCTTCAAATAAGAGGCTTTTGCCTTGTCCATGACATTACCTGCCTCTACGCCCCACAAAGTCCTGTATCGGGCTCCTAAGCCCTCTGTAAAGGCTGATATGCCAGCTCTGTGGGTATGTCCACAAATGACTGATTTGCCGAATTTCTTGGCTAAACCTAAAGCTGTAAGTCCAGCGTTGGAATTCATTGATCCTTCATCACCATGCACTAAGACCCATCCGTTATGGAATTCAAAGGGTTTCTTGTGAAAGCGTATCCCCAGGTTTGCGAAATCCATAAAACGGGGGTAGTCAAGCTCTGGCAATCCAATGAGGCTAGGAGCTCCTCTAACGAGAGTGTGGTATAGGCGATCCGTATGGTTGGATCTTGTGATATCTGTGGTGCGCAAATCCCAGAGGATGTTTTGAGCCAGAGTTCGATCGGCATCTAATTGCCCTTCATACTCTAGATGTGTGGACTTCGCCCATTTACTCTGGGACTGCATATCCAGCTCATCGCCCGTGTTTAGTACTAAATCAAACTTCTCTTTATTAACTAACTTGATTAGATTTTTAACTGCCTTTTCATGGTGAAATGGGATCTGCAAATCCGAAATCACTAGATAGCGTTTTTTAGTCATCTTCCTCATCTTCGTAATCGCCAAACCTTTCTGGTTCGACTGGAGATGGCAAGATCCAAGCTGGATAAGACTGTGGCTCTGTAATCATAAACAGGGCAATAGACTCAGGGAATCCAGCTTTCTTTAAGGATTTATAGAATTCATGCAACCCAATGCAGTAGGCATCAAGTGGGGAGTAACCCTCATCTACTAGCTTGTTAGTTGCTTTTCTTGCCATGAGATAATTGTTACCTCTCTAAGATACGAATGATTGTTTCAACACGCGCTTCAAGTAAATTAATTTGATCCCGCATCGATGAGCCTGAATTGGGTTTAAGTTCGTTTAGGTAGTGCTTTACTAACCAGCGCACCGAGCCAATAAATGAACCAATAACGGTCGTAGCAGCAACAGCAAGAGCCGCCATGTCCTGCGCAGTCATTATCTTTTAGGTGTTGCATATCCAAATATGCCTGACAGTACTGACCAAAGAATGGCACGATAATCAACATCAAAATTAGTTGCAGACCAAGCTGCTAAGAATGCTCCAGCTGCTAAGAATAGTGGATTCTTGATTTTCATATTTTGCCTCCTAGTAGTGGGATTTGAAAAAACGAACGATCTTCATCGCCAGCTTTTGTGAAGCTGATGTGAATGTGCGATATGTGCGGGTTTGTGCCCCTGTATTTAACCCAGCGCCAGAGTGTTCTCTTGCTCGCAATTCGCTTATTAAAAATGACATATGCAATGCGCTTGCTTGACTTGGCGTTAATTCGTATCTGATCGGCAAGGTAATGAGCTGTGGCATTTTTCCCATCGAGAGAAGCATCGAGATCGAAAGCACGGACATACCCTGTACTAGGGCAAGGGTTGTGATCGCTCTTTGAGGCTGCGTGTCGAGCATCTCCGATTGTTCCGTCACTACGACGGTCTCTGTCAGGATAAGCATCGTCTGCCTGTTCTCTAAATTGGATTACAGATTTACTTAGTCGGGTTTTCATCCAAGTAAGATTGCCGCTTCATCAGCTGTAAGTCCAAGACGATCAAGAATTTCTGCCCGAGCAGTTGCCTTTGCTTCGGCTTCGGCTTGCAATGCTGCAATTTCAGCGACATGCGTTTGGTGTTGTTTGTATTCGGCAGCTGTCATTTCACGATCGATAACTTCGTCTGTTGAAATATCGTGAATTCTTATCATTGGTTTAGTCATTATTTAACTCCGTAAAGTAGCGCTGTGCCCGACATTGTTCCTGTACTTGTAATCAATGTAATCGATGTAATTGCATTTATGTCATTAATCAAATGCTTTGAAATAGTCCAGCCAACTGCAGGAGTTGCTGCAGATTGTACTATTGCATAACTAGTAATTGGCTTGTAAGTTGATGAATTTGCATAATCAATAAAATCAATAACAATACCATTTCTAGTAACAGCGGTAATTGCTTGTTCTGTTATTCGTCCTGAAGTTGCGTAAAAAGTTCCTGATGCTCCTGAATTGTTTTGTTGAGTTCCATAAACAGTTCCAGTATTACCATTAATTTGCAAACTTAATTCTGCTGTGGTGCTAGGTTGATACCCTCTAATAACTAGCTGCAAATTATTGTGAGAACCACTTATGCCCGAAATTGTTGTGCTTGTGCCAGAAAGAGTTGTTGTTGATAATAAAGTCATTCCACCACTTGCGGCAGTTGCCCATGATGGAACGCCACCAGCAACAGTTAAAACTTGACCAGTTGAACCAATGGCTAAACGGGTGTTTGTGTTAGCTGTGGCGGAGCGATACTCAAGATCACCAAGAGTGGTTGAGGGATTTAATGCCTTAGTTGTTGTGTCAATAGATGAACCAAGGGTGCGGATAGCCGCTGCGCCATCTTTAACCAGGTCTGTGTCATTGGGTGTTGTCCACCCGTAGTTGGTTGTCGTTGCCATTATTCTCCTTGATTAGGCTACTATTGTAGCGTTATTCCAGTCCAAAGTTGGACTTATCGTGTTCCATGCCTCTGTTATTGGCACATTGTTCCATCTAAACGCTTGCAAGCTGAAAGCCACAGGCGAAACGATTACAGTCAGATCTAGGGCGTTGAATCGGCTAGTCCAAGTCCAACCCTCAACAAATCCTTGATAACGACCATCGGCAATATTGACTGGCAAATCCTCAATGTCAAGAGGTAAGCCCATGAATATGTTAAATGCCTGATCCCGTGATACATCGGGGATATTAGGGTTAGTCATTGGAAAGGTTATAGCCTTAAATTGATACTGAGGATAAGCCCGAATGTCTAAATAGAATTCAGCTTGAGATTCTGCATCATAACCATGTTCAAGAGTTGTAGATATGTTTTGAGCTTGTACACCATAAGTAGCAATAGAGGCTGCATCTTCGGCTGTTTCTTGCTGGTTATTCTTGTAGGTAATTGTTACCTTATTGCGAATATCGCCTAAGCGTTTTGAGGTTGCAATGCCAGCTGCGTAAGCCCAGCCACCATCTACATAGGCATAACCGTTGGCTGCAAGGTATTGGGAGCGATGAGTTGAGTCCGCATATCCGATCCGACCAGATGCATCCTCATAGATGTACCCCAAACCTGACCGAGCCAAATTAGCTACAAGGCTATAAACATCTGTGGTATCGGCAGATCGAGCAGTAAGCTCATAATCGCCTGGTCTATCAATTTCACCTAATCCAGCATTTTCAGCATTTGCCCAAGTTGTTGTTGGCTCGTAATTTACCCACTCAAGAGCCGCTGGGACTTCGTTCCATTGGTTAAATAAAACCTCTGAAAGGATTGTATAAATTTGATCTCCATCAAAATCTTTAGCCAATACGCCCTCTGTAAGAGTTTTTGGAAGTTTCGATAACGCTCCAAGAGCTGTGATGGTTATGTCTTGGGTGATGGCTGGTTCGCCAGTTCTAACCTTCACATCAATGTCCGAAATGTCTCCACCAAAAATTGGAATATAAGTGCCAGTTGAATTTTTGACCTTAATTACTACTGAATCATTCACATCAAAGGTGATTGCCGACTGGTCAAGATTCTTTACTGTAAATCGGCTGTATCCAGCAATAGGCTGTGAGTAAATATCTGAGCGCCCAGAAGTAACTGTTAGATCGGCAATAACCAAATCAGTTATATTGCCAGCGCCATTAACCTCTACTGCCCATTCTGGAGTCCATGCTGTCATGCAAACGCACCAGCACCCAGGGTTCCGCGATATGAAGATTGATTAAGCACATCAACAATTTGGCGAGCTGTAGATTCTGAATCAATAGCTCCATTGACTGTGATGTTATTGTTGTAATTTACAGCTTGACCTGAGTAACCGCCCCCAGGTGCAGCTACAAATGGAGATGCCTGAAATCCTGGCATTTCAAAACTAGCTCTGGATGCATTGCCAGATCCACCAAATGTTAAGAAATCTTTAACTTTGTTGCCCCACTCGAAAAGGGTTTGAAAGGCTTTGATAAGCAATCCTACAGCTGTGACCACAGCGCCTATGGCAACGCCCACAACCTCTAAAGCTATTCTGAAAGCGCCACCTAAGAATGGAGCAAGGTATTCTTTAGTAAAAGTCCAAAGAGCAGAAAACGCATCTTTGTTATCTCTAACTGCAACTCTAACCCGATCAAAAATAGATTTTAATCCTTCAAGAATTGGGATCAATATAGTTTTGGCAACCTGGATAATGTCGTCAAAAGCATTCTTTAATCCATCTCCACCCTGAAAGCCTTGCACAAATGCCTGAATGGCTGGCACAACATACTTGACAATGTTTTCAACCATAGGAGTAATTGCCTGGAGAATAAAGGTTCCAACAGTTTCCTTAGCTTCATCAAATGCAATCTTGAGGCGATCCATCTGTCCCTGGAAAGTATTAGCCTTAGCGGTCGCCTGGTTTTCAAAGGTCTCGCCTAATTTAGCGAATACCTGCTCCGCTGACATGCCAGCAAGCTCAGCCCTAGTTAATCCAACACCCAACTTGCCTAAAGCCGTTGTAGAGCCTTCCTGAGCCTTCGCAAGGGCATTTGTAACGCTTTCTAATGACTTGCCAGTACCAGCTGCAACATCAAGTGCAATAGCTTGTAATTTCTGGGCTTTAGTTACATCTCCCGTAGCTCTAGCAAGTCTTTCTAGGCTAGGGCGTAATTCATCATCGGTAACGCCAAAGGCTAGGGAAGTTTTAGTTATGTAATCTTCTGTAGCTGCAATCTGTGCCTCTGTGGCGCCAGTCACATTCTTTAATGTAATTGCAAGTTTTTCCTGAGCAGCTGCATCGGCAATCGCAGACTTAACTCCATCAATGGCTAACTTGCCAGCGTAAGCAACAGCGGCAGCACCAGCAACAGCAAATGCAATGCCAGCCTTTTTGCCAAAGTCGGCAATCTTACTTCCAAAGGTTTGAACATCATCTGTGCCTTGAGATAATCCTTTTTTAAGGTTATCTACATCTGCAAGGATTGAGAGCTTGAGTGTTCTACTACCAGCCATTATTTATCCCACTCTTTCACTATCTTGCTAAATGCCTCTTCCCATTGCTGAATTAACTGAGGCTGGATTTTACGCAATGTTGGATAAATGAAATATCCCTCATTACCTCTAATACCAAACCTTGGTGATCTTGATGGGAATTGCTTATAGCCCTCATAAGTCCCAGATACACGCTTTCGGCTTTTAATGTCAGCACCAAATTCGGCACCTGCCAAAAGACCATTACCGCCAGCAAAGCCAACATTGAATTGAGTAGTTGCACCGCCTGAGAATTTCTGACCAGCAAATCCAAATGATAACTCACCTATTTTAGATGATTTCGATACTTTGAAACCTTCTGCAATTCTTCTGGCAACATTTGGATTAGGAGCAGATCCAGCGGCGGCTGCAATGCTTTCTCCAGCAAATTGAGCTAAACCACTAGATACGCTTTTAGCTTGATCCTGTGCCTCTTCTGATAAGCCCTTAAAGGATCTAATAATGCCGCGCAATTCAGCCTTATCATAGAAAATAAAGTCACGCTGTGGCGTTACATCACTTGCCATTGCGTGTCTCCAATACTTCTATAGCGGTAAGAATATCCTCTGCGTTTGACCACTCAGACATCGGGATCTGAGTAGCGATCGCAAGTTCGACTAGAAGCCTACTTACTGATCCACGCTCATGGCTTTTGGGTTATCAGATCCCAGATCAACATCTACGACTGATTCCATCCATGCATCGAAAGGCTTGATTGGCTGTGTGCCAGCCTCTCTTTTAACCGCTGAATGGGCAACGAACAGAATGTCCCAGATAGCTCCAAACTCGGAGATACTTTTCTTTTCTGCTCGCTCCCACTTAGCGAAATCAGGTGGATAAGCTACGACTGTAATCTCATCGCCTGACTGGTATTTAATTGTCATTGTTTGTTGCATTTGTTTGCTCCCGTTTTAGTTGATTAGCTGAATGTACCTGTTGGGGTAGATTCTACCTGGAACACCAAGGATACTGTCTGAGCATCTGGTGCTGTGCCGTTTGGTGATGGGAATGTTGGAAATACATTGCCTGTGAATACTGCGCCTGTTGCAGCTGTGAAGCTGAAAGCAAGTGCTGTGTTAGGTGCTGAGTTTGCAGCTGTCCATAGTGACTCACAAAGGGATCCTGTGGCTCCCCAGTCTGCAAGCATTTCTACTGCAAGTGTCGAGTTGGAATCTGTAACTTTGTAAGCGCGACCATCTAAGGTCTGGTAAATTTCGCGTGTTTGTTCAACCGTTAGGGTGACACTTGTAGCCTGAGCATCGTACGCTACTGTTGCGATAGTCAGAGCCAAATCACGCCCTGTAATTACTGTTGTTGGCATTTTTTCTCCTTATGTTGTTTGAGTGTAGTAAGTGCTTAAAGTAATGTCTGAAACCAGCAAGATCGCTGCACCTACCTCTGAAACGGATGGGCGTGAAACCGACCCTATTTCATATCCTGCAGGGATAGCTGCAAGAATACTAATTATGAGTTGCTCTAGGTTATCCAGAGATGCTGGATTGCTGTTATAGGCAACTGCGGCTGAGATTACAAAATTGAGTCTTACCTTTGTGGTTGATTTGTTAATGAGTAACAATTCCATCATTGGATCTGTGTAGAGAATGGCTACCGCTGGTGGCGTTACCGTCTCAGGCACATAAGAATAAACATTTGCTGCAACGCCAGATAGAGCAGTCGCTAAAGCTGCTCTGACATCTGTGGCGATATTTGATGGCATTAGCCGATCATCGTTTCAACATCTAGCAACCCGCCAAGCATGCCTGAAACACGATTGAAAAGTGAGCGCCCTAAAGCGAAAGGTGAAATATTAAAATCAACTCCCTGAATCGCTCCACCGCTTGAGTTACGAGCTTGGAAAATCTCTTTAGATAGAGCTGTGACCGCTTGCTCAACGACTGGATTGCCTACATAAGTAGAAGCTCCAGAAAGGGTTACTGTGCCAGATGGAATTACTTTTCTTGGAGAAATATCAGCGTTTGTAAGCGCTACTGTAAAGAATGGGCGACCAGCCGTGTACATTCCATCAACATACAATGAAGAATTAGCCTCATAAAATGTAATGTCTTGATCGAAATCATTAGAGCTTAAAACTGTAAAAGTGCCATTAAAGGGAGATGTGCATCCTGTGATGATTACGCTCTGACCTTTAGAAAAGTTATTTGTGCCTAAAACATGATATGTAGCAATATTGCCGTTTAACTCAACAGCATCAATTGCGCTGGAGTACTTGACAAGCATTGGAAGAGTGACCTGCTCGGCTGCATCAATAATATCTGCAAGCACGCTATCTGGGTATAAGGATACAGAAACGCCAAGTAAAGTCCTAAGATCAGAGACCGTAATAATTGTTGGCATTTCCGTACCTTCCCTAAAAGGGTGGGGGAGCGATCGGGAGCAACCGCCCCCCCACATTTACTTATTTATTAAGCGACTGTTAGCTTGCGGAAAGCTGTTGGGTAGCGATTAACTACACATGCATAACCGTAGAGACCAATTTCAAGCTGACCATTTGCAACGATATTTGAACGCAATTGAATCTGTGCGCTCTCATGGAATCGCATTGCTGTGCTTGGATAAACCAATGCAAACTTGTCGCCTGTGTAGTTTGGATCAACAACAAGTGAAAGCCCTGAGACTGTTCCGTTTGTTGAACCTTGTGAAATTAGACCAGCTGCGTTTTGTGGTGCTGCAGCTGCGAATAGTGGGCGCTTGTTATCATCTTCTCCGCCAAGCAAGTCAGCGAATGAGATTGATCCTGCGCCTGTTGGTGCAACTAGCAAACGGTTTGGTACAGAGCGCATAACATTGTATGAGTCTGAGATTCCGTCAGCAATTGCCTTGTTGATTGTTGATCCGCTTGATCCAACTGCGGAATCGCGTGCTAGACCTAATGCATAAGCATCTGTTTGCTGAGCATAGCTTGCAGCCAACTCGCGGATATACAGGTCTAAAAAGCTTGGGTCTGATCGGTCGATGAGTTCGACATCGAGAACACCAGCACCTGCAAACTTAACAACTGTATCTTCCTGGAAAGTTACTGCTGTATCTTGTGATGCAAATTCTGCACCTTCGGCTGTCAATCCTACGATTGCCTGTGCGCCTAGCTTTGGAGTAAACACTTTCATTCCACTTGCTGGGAGTGCAGCGCGCTCAATTGAATCAATGAAAGGGCGTGTTGAATCGATGATACCGATAACATCCTTTAGGTATGTTGGTGGAACCATACCTGTGTTTTCTGCAACTGTTGCAACAGAAAGTGCTGCTACAAGTGCGCGTGCATCTGAATCGCCGCGTAGTGCTGCGATCTGTGCCTTTGCAAATTGTCCAGCTGTAACATTTGTATCTACGCGTGGTGTTGCGTATGCAACAGGAGCATATGCGCTAACTGTTGTTTCTGCCTTTGCAGCTTCTACCGTCTCGGTAGTTACTGCCTCTGAAACGGTTTCTGCCGACATGGCTTCTCCTTCTGGTTGGGTTTTTGTTTCTTCACCTTCTGGATTTGCCAGCGGTGAAACTTTATCTTGGTTATCTGCAGCTGCTACTTTTTCAACAACTGATCCTGGTATTGCGCCGTCTGTGACTAAGCTGACCTCTACGAGCTTGGATGCATTGATTGCCATAACGCCTTCTTTGTTTTCCCATGAATCAACTGAAACGCCAACAGAAAACATGTCGCGTAATCCAGTAGATGCCTCAATTAGTGCATCATTGCCAGCGGTTGTTTTAGCGATCTTAAATTCAGCTGTGATGCCTGATTCATCCTCTGACCAGCTCATCATTTTTCCAATTGGAGCTGATCTTTGGTGCTCTAATAGTAATTTTATATTCTTGCCAAATGTGATTGAGTTTGGTAGAAATTCAGTCATGCCAGCGGATGTATTGCCTGGGCTATTCCATGCAACGATTCTGCCAGCGATAATGCGGCTTTCTGAATCTGCCGCTGTAAGTGTTACTGGAAATTCGATTTTCATTTGATTAGATCTTCTTCCTCTTGTATCTGTTCCACACTCATCGCACCGATTGAGTTAAGGATCTGATAAACCTGCGCACGCTCTAATGCTGAGCCGCGTAGGAATTCATCTAGGCTATATCGCGCCTGTACTGTTGTAGAGCTCAAGAAATCTGGTTGGCTTAACCGTTGCTCTATTGGGATAAGGATATTTTTTAGAGAAAAGTCAATAAGTGCCTTGCGCTCGTTAATTGCGTTGCTATAAGTCAGGCTTGTAACTTCTGCACCTGCCCAGTAACCGCTAACGCCCAAAGCTCTGCATAATTCTAAAGCGACATACTGGCGAGCTTCATTTAATTGTAATTTGGCAGGATCTATGCCAAGGATTTGCAAATCAACATCTGCATTTAAGAATGCTGTTGATCGAGATTTGCGAGCTGAATTCCATGCAGTTAATAATTTAGCAATTCGCTCAGATGTAAGATTTGTACCGTTTGACTTTAGCGCCATTTGTGGGACTGGCTCTTTTGCATACATCTCAGCTGCGCTTTCAAGTGCTGCAGCAGCTTTGATTGTTTTACCTGCGCGAGATAGTACGCCTTCATCTAATCCGTAAAATACAATGACAGAGCCTACGCCCGAAAGTGGTGCCGCAATGTTATCTACCTGGTATCCAATGATTTCGGTTTGATTGTAGTTATATTGCGGCAACACTCTTGTTGGGTCGATTCTTGTCCAGTCTTGAATTCTGCCATCGGCATACATTGACATAACAAGCCCGTAAGACACGCCGCGAAATAGCAAATCTTCTGCAACAAATGCGTAAGTGTAAGATCCTGGCACTCTTGGATCTGGTTGGTTAAATACTCGGTTAGGCTCTACATGTGCGCCAGTAAATTTATTGTAAGTTTCAATTGGCAAACTTGCCACAGTTGAACAAAGCAAGTTTCTAATTCTTGCAATTGTCGGAACAGCCATCGCTTCTGCTCTTGATGCAGATGTTCCGTAAGTTAAAGGATAGGCGCTAACCGTAAAAGGTGAAAGCGCGGCAGATACATCCACAGATTCGCTTGGAGTCTTAGGAGCTGCTACAAAGAAATCTTTAAGTCCCATTGGCACCAATTGTACCATAATGTCCGTTTTATCCGAATACTATGTCTGCCTCTGATTCTGGGCGAGTCGCAAAATGGGAAACCATTGCCATTGCTACAGCTGCACAAATTGTGGCATTTGAAACCTTGCGCCCTAAATACCAACCGCCATCTTTGAATGGCAGTTTTACAGCTGACAGTACTTGCTTATTCATTTCTGGATTGTCATTGTGAACCAACCTGCCTGAGATCACAGCCGAAAGCATCTCATCACAACTTTGTCCGTATAGGGCTCCATCTATCGGGGTAACGGAAATACCGCCAGGGATTAAGCGCGTAGCTACTGCTCCAGCGGTTTGCCTGGAGTAAGCAACCGTTTCTGTGTGGAATTTCTTAACCCAATCTGCCACAGAGTTTGCCATTTGCTTATCATCGATATTTACAGGGTTGGAATATGTCTCTAATAGGATAACTTTGAATTTATCTGTGTTTTCGATTTGCTGGGCAGCGATAAGGCACCCTGATCTTCTGTCTGGGCTGAGATCGATTGCCATCCAGGTAGTAGCCTCAACATCTAGCTTGATTTTCTTATCTGCCACAGCTTCCCATGAAGATGGATTGATTGCAGGGTTTTGAACATTAACCCACCTGCATAAGACCTCTGTTTTAATGGTTGATTCATCATCATTTAAGATTGCTCGCAAATTGTCTGGATGTACGGTATAACCCAGGGACGGATTTGAATATCTAACTGCATCCCAGAATTCTGGCGTGTCACCAATCTCCACATCTGGAGCAGACCACTCAAACCAACCAATTGCATCATTGTTGCCAGCGATCGCTGCCTCAGCTCTGGATCTCAGAGAATTCAAAATTACGGAATGTTGATCGCCAGCATTTGAATAGCTGATTGCCATTGGATTCTTAGCACTCATTTGAGTAAAGCGCAAGGATGCCCAAATATCTAAATCCTGATACTCGCGTGTTTCATCTAGATGGATACAGTCCACCGATGCGATACCACGAGAAGCTGAGTTATTAGCTCTAACTAGGTAGCGAGCGTTTTTAGTCTTGATTTCTTGCGATCCCTTTGTCTCATACTTTTTAATAAACTGTCCAGCCAATGAAGAGTTAGCCTGGATGATGTCATCGATCTTCCAAAAGATTTCTGAGGATGTCGTTAGCTTGTGAGCTGTGTGGACTTGCATCTTTTCGCCCCATAGATACATCCCAGCCAAAATCCTAAGCGCCATGAATGTTGATTTACCTTGCTGCCTTGCCATGCAGATTCCGACCTCGCTGTGATACCAGCGCCCATCTTCTCGGACTCGATGCATCTCGATTGCCAGGTATTTCTGCCAAGGGAGCAGCTGAAAGACCTCATTGGTCTCTGGATTAACGATTTGCTCAACAAAATCAATCATCTCTTGACCTTTAGAGGGTAAATCGACTGGTTTTGACCTAATACGCGGTTCTGTCGCCCCTAGGTAAGCCACCTGAGGCGTTTTAAGCGTGTTTGAGCCTGATTTAGTCATATCTAGTCAGAGTCTATCTGATAGTGGCTTATCTCTTCGTTTCTGGGGGTAAAAGATGCAA